ATGCAATTGCATGCGCAATCTGCTGTGTTAGACGTTCTTGTACTTGCGGACGCTGAGCGAAGTATTGAGTCACACGATTGAGCTTTGATAGACCGAGTACCTTTGCCCCGGGAATATAAGCAATATGAGCATGACCAATAATAGGACGGAGATGATGCTCACAATCAGAATATAGTGTAATATTCTTTTCCAAAACAAACTCATCACCACTCGAGAATTTATTCTCTACCGTAGTGCATTTTGGAAACGTATCATAACGAAGGCCACTAAAGATCTCATCGACATACATCTTAGCAACACGTAGAGGTGTTTCTTCCAATGAATCATCATTGAGGTCGAGACCGAGAACTTGAAGCATCTCTGATGTTAGTTGAGTAATTTTGTTGATCTTTTCATCACGATCAGTTTTAACCATTTCAGTAATAGGAGTATTGATACCGAGCGTGTCAAGATGCTTGTTGACAGCACGACCTAGTTCTGCATTACTTTTAGACATTTGGATTCCTTTTCAGATTTATATTTGCAACGGTGGAAAAGGGGAGGACCGTACCTGCGCCAGATAAAAACTCAAGAGCACAACATCTGGAATACCTTGTTGTTTGGTTATTTATCAACTGTTATCTCTCAAACGGGAATACAATCCAAGCACCACTCTCTTCTTTTGTACCGTAAAAATCAACACTAAAGTTAGAATTATCACGTTCAATTAAACCTGCTGTGCGTACATGCTTATCAACTAGTCCTGGCGTTAGCATAGATTCTGTTGTTTTCCAGCTTGTAATAATCTCGTTGAATGTCAGGCCCGTATCGTTTATATCATCAACCAACAAAACATTCTGTCTATCTTCACATATTGTCGATTCAATAATATCATAACGAGCGTCTTTTTCTCCACCATCTCTCGTTTGCCACGTAAAGATTTGACATGGAATATTTAATATATGAGATAGCATTACTGCTGGGATAGCACCGCCACGAGCTATCCCAGCAACTACATCTGGCTTAAAATCCCCAAGTTTGTATTGAATATTCTGCACTAAGTTTTCAATATCAGACCATTCTAAGTATTTCTTATTCACATCAAGTACCTATCTGATTACCAAACAAATAACAATGAACCCGTGCGGCAACATTGTATCCACGACGGAAAGCTCGTTCAGCTACTCCCCCAGCAGTTGCTAGCTGATCTTCTGCAGTAGCAGAGACAGGCATAATCCAAACAGGATACCTTACACCAGCTTTACGAATGTCACTAACAGTATCTTCCATCTCTTCCCATTGACGATCATCATTACCAACAACAAACTTCAATTGACCAGCTCTAGACGTATCGAAGTATTGTTTAATTGTATCGATCTTGATTGCTTTAGACTTCTTTTCCCCAGCAACCGTCCACAGCTTTGGACTAATAGAGAAGAAGATCTCAGACCTCATTACACCTTCATTTGCTAGATAGTTGGCAAAATCATTGGTCAGAGTTTGAGTACCATTAGTTTCAAACGTAACAGAGGCGGGTGTATTAGAACCAGAGTTCTGATTCAACCCATAGAAAGGACCACCCTTTTGATTCTTTAGCTCCTCATACAACTCAACAAATGCTTTCTGAGCATGTCTCATTAGAGGCTCGCCGCCAGTGATACATAGATGTTGATGTTGATACGATACAGGATGCATGAAGTAACCTTCAGGATTAGATTCATTACGAAGTATATCCCGAAGTTTTCCAGCTAGCTCTTTACCGGTTGCTTGACCCATCAAAGGCTTAAACTTCTTAGCCCATGTATAAGACGAATCACAACCTTTATCCCATACAGGAAGATCTTCCACACGCTTGACGGAAGATACATCAAAGTTTTCATATGGTAGTTCATATGTAGAAGGATCAGTTGGATCCTTCTGACCAAACCCATTGCATTGTAAATTACAAAGAAAGAACCTTAACCAGGCACAGGGCACACCAGTATATGTGCCCTCGCCTTGAATAGAGTAAAAGATCTCACTGAAGTAGTACTTTTGCTCAGCCATTATAGCTCCTCTGCAATTCCAAGTATTTCTGCCGCTACTAGCAGTGCACCAGCAACAACTAAGTTACCCGTACATAGTACAATACCAGCAGCAATCCTGACAACACTTTTTGCTAAACTAATGTAGAAATGTTTCTTGCTAACGTCTTTAGGCTCACTAATCAAACAAGTTCTCCTCCCATTGACGATGACCTTCACGGAAAGCCATATTAGATTGAGTCTCACGAACTTCTACACGGAAACACCATAGACGCTCTGCTTCAGAAGCCCCCCAGTAATCTGGAATGTATACACCGTTTACAAACTTGTATAGCATGTCAGCAAGACCCTCACAACCAAGACGTGGTAGGATTGTCAACTTAGCTAGATTCTTTTCTTGCAATACCTTGTATGTTTCAAGTTCAGGATCATCACTAGCTACTAGCAGAGTATGATCAAACTGGTCCTTTAGGATCCCTTTAAGCTCTTTCAGTCCACCATAATCTGCTACCCAGTTACGGACATCGAGTTGATCAGTACCAAAGTAGAACTTCATCGAGAAAGAATAACCATGGATCAGGTTGCAATGACTATCTGCACGCCATTGACGATAGGCACACGGAAACTCATCGAGATACTCTTTAGTGCTCACGTATTTGTAAGTTACAGGTTGCATTTTCTCTCCTATTCAAAAAATGATTCAATAGTTGATCTCTTCTCAGCTTCCCACCCAATAGCAGTAAGGATAGCTGATAGAGGCTCGACAAATGATTTGTTAAACTGCTTGTCATGATCAACGAAAGAGTTCAATCCAAACTCTTTAGGAAGATAATCAGGGAATGCAATGACATTATGTCCAACAGGGTTAGGCTCTTTCAAGTAGAGGAATCTTAGCTTCTCTCCGCTCTTAATGTCAACATATTTATTACTAAGATTCTCTCTATTCAACAAAAAGTTGTATACCATTGCACCACGAACGTGGATTGGTGTTCCTTTTGGTACAATGAAGTCTCTGTTATTTGTCGGTTGTATTTGAGATAGAGATCTAGGAAACGCTACATTTTCAGGAGGTAGTTCAACGAACTCAGACCTAAAGTTTGCAACGAAGTCTTGCATTTGCTTTTCATTACCTTCAATAGCAATCTTGAATCCTTCAAGCATCTTATTCCTACAGACCTCAGGGGTAGACGACTTGACCGCCTCAATCCCCATAACCTTCATCTTAGGTTCGTTGTATTGAACTCCTTCATTGTTATGAACATTAAGTATGTACCGCTTTTTAGCAGTCCAAATACCAGTATCAGCAATAGCTTCACGAGCCATTACCATACGGTTATCGTTACAACCCATCCGCTTTGCTAGATCCTCATACATCTTCTGAAGGATTGGTTCTACTTTCTTAGAACAAACATCATCAAGAAACTTAATGATTTTTTGAGTATCAGATTGATCTTCAAACACATTATCAACAAGAGGACCAAAGTTGATATATAGCGAATCAGTATCAATAGCTATGACATAGTCTTCATCTGTGTTAAGGATCTTGTTGAGATACCGATTGATTGCGATCTCAGCTGTACGAATAGATAGCTGACCAGATGTAGTAATAGCTTCAGCAACTCGAGAGTCAAAGTACCTGAAGTAAGCATTAGCAAGTGCTCCATAGAGCGAGTTCAACAGAATCTTAATTGCCATCTGTCTGTTACCGAGCTTATTGATCTCACCATCAACAATATCATCTTGGTTCTTTTGGTTCTCTTGAGATAGACGAATCATCTCTTTCTTAACTTCAACACGTTGACCGTATAGTTCTTCAATCAACTTAGGGAGAACTCCTATCTTATCACGATCAAACATCACTCCATTAGCAGCCATTGATGTTGGTTCATTGGATCGATTGGGCTGCTGATCGAGAATCTTATCAACATTGAAGAAGGGATCAACACCAACAAGAGTCTCAGGCGACATGTTGTATTGGATAATTAGATTAGGATACAGACTATTCAAATCAAACGAACAGATCCATTTGTGTTTACCCACTAACGGATCTTTGACAAAGGCTCCAGGATACTGAGTCTTAATACCAGCTTTCCTTGCGGGTACAGCAATATTATTCTTACTCAACTCTCTGTAGATGATGTTATCCCAGATACCAACAGTACCAAACGCTTCAATGTAGTTACCACCTGCACGATAAGCAATAGTCATCGCTAGATTAATGAAGTCAAGCCTCTGATCAAGAGCATCAACGAGTTGAACGTCCTTGATGTTGTAGTCAATAAATCTCTGAAAATCATTCTTGTATAGAGTATGTAGGTTAGAATACTCATCAAACGATAGCTTACGTTCACCAAGAACAACATGAGCAATATGATCTAGTTTGTAGGATTCTTGTTGACCATACGTGTATCCAAACTTACGAAACAGATCAATGTAATCAAGCTGCTGCATGCCATAGATATCATACGCTTGATGTTCCTTATTCATGATAAGGATCTTACGTTCTCTAATATTGTTCCAGCATGACAGCTTCTTTGCTGCATCATCACCAAACAAACGATTGATACGGTTGACAATATATGGAATATCAAACATCCGAATATACCAACCAGTAACAACATCTGGTCTTGAATCCCGCCAATGACGAGCAAACCGAGTGAGTAGTTGCATCTCATCTTTACACTTGTAGTACCTAATCTCTAAGTCTTCTTTCAGTGCAGACTTAGATGGATCGTAATCATACAGCCCCCACACATGATAGATGTTATCGATGTTGGACTTGACGGTGATTGAGATCACCTCATGTTCAGCTAGCTCGGGTACAGGGAATCCGTTATCGGAGGCAACTTCGATATCAATTACAGTAACATTAATCAACGATCGATCGAAGTCAATCTTCTCACCAAACTCTTCGAGAATATACTGAGACCCATAGTTGTCAAATCCATAATGGTTTGCATTTGAGATCTCCGACTGACGCTTAAGCCACGACTTAGCATCAGCCATTGAATCAAAATGTACAGGAATAACAGGGTTACCTTCTAGTGATTTGTATGGTGTTCTCTCCCTATCCTTAGGAGGGGCATCGACGTAGAAGGTCGGCTCAAACGATATCTTACGCTCGAACCGTTGACCGTTCTCATAACCACAACAGAGAACTTGATTGTAAGTAGTCTGCACATCAGTGTAAAATTTCATATCTTGCTCCTCATTTGACTTCAATTATACTAGAGATCAGATGAAAAGTCAAGCTGCAATCCTAGAAAAGTTTTTTATTTTCTCAAAACGAAGAGTGTTCTCGAACTTGTCAATCAACTGGTCAGTCTTGTGACTGATAACAAACACATTCGAATCGCCTGTGATATCAGTCAAAATCTTCATGAACTCTTCTGTACCATTAGCGTCAAGAGAGCCATCAAACACCTCATCCATAATCAACAGATTGGTTGAGACAGAGTTTCGTAGCTTTGAGACTGCTCGCCATGTGAATAGCAGAGCCAAATCAATACGCATCTTCTCGCCTTCAGAGAACGATTCATACGAGAACTCGTCACGAAAGCGTGAGCGAATGGTCTCATTGAACTGCTCATCAAGTTCAAACTGAACGAAGAAATCCATCTCAGCAAGATACTTGTTGATTAGCTTGTTGATGATAGGCACATATTGACGAATGATTTGTGTTTTGATGCCACCATCTTTGAGTAGGTTAGCAACGACACCCATCGTTTCACGGTCAATCGTGAGGTCACGATGGTCATTATTGAAGCCTTCAAGTTCAGTATGCAGTGCTTCAATCGTGCTGTTATCAATAGACTCTGCTTGCTTTTGAGTATCTGCCAACTCAGCTTGTAGTGATAGAACATTACGCTGGTTAGAAGCATATGTAGCGTTCT